ACCTGGTGTATTTTAAAGGAATCGACCTGTCCAAGAAGACGGAAAACAGTTATGGGGAGGCAGCGCTGGAATTCTGGGAGTGCCTGCCGGTCACCGTGCAGACCAAGGCGGCGGGAAGCGGGAAAAACGCATCCTCCGGCAGCAAGGCAGGGACGTCACAGGCCCAGGGAATCAGTACCGGCTACCAGGAATACCTGAACACACAGAGAGGCCAGGCCCCCAGGATTAAGGATAAGACATCGGAGAGCCCGGCCCGGGATACATAGGAGGTAGCATGGCAGAACGGAAACTGATTACGCCACGGTTCCGGATAACCGTTGGGGACCAGGTATTCACGCAGGGAATCCGTGTGGAATGCCATTCCAGCCGGAGGGAGCAGTGCAGCTGGGCCACCTTGGAATATGACCCCGGTTATGCCGGGCTCCTGGACCTTGCATCCATGGCCCCGGCCCAGGTGGAACTGGGCTATGACGGGGATTATGACACGCTCTTAACCGGATACATGGCGGACGGCCAGGCATTGGGGCCTTACCGGATACTGGACGATACACTGTTCCTGAAACGGACCTACGTAAAGGAGACCTTCCTGGACTGCTGTCCGCAGGATATCATCCGGTTCGGCCTTGGAAGGGCCGGGATTGCGGATTACCGCCTGTCCGATACCATGTACCCCAAAAAGGATGTGGTCCCGGTCCCGCGCATGAATGTGGCGGAGCTTATCCAGGAGGTGGGCCGGGTCTGGGGTCTGGAGGCATCCTTTTATTTCCGGTCCGGCCGGTTTTTCTGGGGGACCGGGGAAGAGCAGACGCTTATCTATGTACTGGAGGAAGGGAAGAACATCCTTTCCTTCAACCAATGGAACGGCGGTAACGAAATCAAGACCATCGGGGTCCCGTGGATTCACCAGGGAGAGCGTATCCGGATAAGACACCGGAAGTTTGACGGGGAGGCCCTTGTGACCTCGGTCCGGGTGAAGGCGGATGAAACGGGAAGCGTGAGGATGTATGTATCATTTTAGCTGGAAGGAAGGGGATTCAAAATGGCCGGTTTTCTTGACGAATTTGTCAAACTGACGGTGAATGAGACCATAGGGACAGACTATCCGCATATACGCCATCCGGCCCTGTACCAGGCAAAGGTGATGGAAGGGACCGTGAAGGATGGGGCATCGTATGTGACGCTGCGGCTGCTGAAGGAAAACGGGGAGACGGATGAAGCCTTTCCCGCGATTCCTTATATAAGGACGGAGCAGGTCCTGAAGAAAGGGGATGTAGTGGCAGTCGGGCTTTTATATGGGCAGTGCCGGCCGTACATCCTGGGGAGATGCTTATGATACTGACGGAAACGGACCTGATGTTAGACGATACCGGGCAGCCGGTCCCCCTGGCATCGGGAGAGGAAGCACTGGCGGGCGGCCTGGACTGTTTCCTGCAGGACATCCGCCTGGAGGCCCTGACCATGGAGGGGGAATGTTTTTTTGATTCCGATTACGGATGGTCGCTGTTGGATTTCTGCCACCGGGAGATAGGCGAACTGGAGGAGCTGCAGATAAAGAACCGGGTCACGGAAAAGTTAAGGAAGCGGGATGAAATCAACCCGCACAGCATTGGGGTTGGCGTGTCCCGGATGGGGGATGACATAGTGAACATCCATGTGGGATTTAAGATTGCAAATGAGGATGTGTCCTATCAGATGGACCTGGAACTGGACGGGGCGGAGGTGAAACTCGTTGATTGATGAAAGCATTCTGGATGAAATCATACCGGTCCCTGATGCCGATACAAAGATGCAGGAGCTGAAGGAGGAGCTGGCGGCGGAAGGGTTTACCATCACCAAGTGGGGCAGCGGAGGCGTCTTTTACTGGCTGACACGTATCTGCGTGCAGATACACATCGAGCTGCTCCGTCTGGCGCGGACCATCCTGAACAACCAGTTCCTGCGGCATGCGGAAGGCAGGTGGCTGGAACTGAAGGCGGCGGACTTTTCCAAGTTCCGGAAGGCGGCGACCCGGACCCAGGGATATGTGACCCTTGTCAGGTCCGATTACGGGCAGGCCCTGACCGTGACGAAGGGACATATGTTCAAGACGGCCCCGGACATCAACGGGGATGAGCTGGTCTACTACACGTTAGAGGATACGGTGATACAGGCCGGCCAGGCGGAGGGCAGCGTGCTGGTGGAGGCGGAAGCGGCCGGAGCGCGCTACAATGTGAGTGAGGACCAGATAAGGGTAAGCATGATATACCTGGAGGGCGTGTCGCAGGTCACGAACCGGCAGGGATGGATATATTCCGAGGGGGCAGATGAAGAGAGCGAAGCCGGCTTACGCAGCCGGACCCTGTCCAGCTGGGAGGAACTGTCCACCAATACCACATCGGCCAAGCTGAAGGCAGCCGTGGAGGCCATCCCGGGTGTGATGTGCGCCTACATTGATGACCAGCATCCAAGGGGGCAGGGAACGGTGGATGTGATTGTGGTGGGGACGGCGGGGGAAGCCAGCGAGGAGCTGGTGCGCAAGGCCCAGGCGGCGGCGGACCAGCTGAAGGATAATTACGAGGACTACCTGGCAAAGTCCGGAACCATCACCTATCAGGATGTGGACATCACCCTGTACCTCAAACAGGGGGCAGGGGTGACGGATGTGGAGGAAACGGCCCGGTCCCTGATAGCGGGGGCCATGTCCCTGTCCAACCGGACGGACTTCAACTTATTCTTACAGGATGATATCCGGTATGTGCTCCGCCAGAGCATACCGGACTACCGTAAGACCGTATTCACGGCCCCCGCAGTGGATGTGGAGCTGCCGGCCGGGAATGTGGTCATGCTGGGGAGTATCACGGTCAAGGTAAGGAACACATAGGAGGGACGCCATGCTGGAGACATTCGGGGAATATATGTATTATCTGCTGTCCACGCCCTTCAAACAGGCAAGGAAGGCCAGGAACCAGTGGTATATCTATTTCAAAGTGACCGGGCGGCTGTTCGATGAAAACAAGACCATGCTCCGGCGGGCACGGGAGGAAGGCATGGTAAGGACAGCCAGCCCACGGATGCTTCCGGAGCATGGCCTGGACCGGAAACTGACGCGCTATGAGGGCGAAACCTGGGAAAACTTCCGGGTACGGCTGATGATGTATGCAGACACCTGCCGGCTTGGCGGGACGGAGGTGGGCACGCTCCAGGCGGTGCGGTCCCTGGGCTTTACCGATGTGGAGATGGTGCCGGCGTATGAACTGGAGGGCAGCCGGGAGCACTGGGCGGAATTTTATGTCATCCTGTCCCGGGATATAGATGATTCCTTTGACCTCGGCCATGATATCATCCGCCGGGAGGTACGGCGGGTAAAGAAGGTAAGCGGGCTGGACCGTTACCGTTTCCTGTACCGGATTCAGGACGCAGGACTGGAAGAATGCATCCGCCCCCATGACATCCTGATACGGGCGGAGATGCGCTGGTATAACAATAACATCCTGAACGGGGAGCACGACAACGATGGAAGCATCCATCATGACAATGTGATTGGAAACCACCTGCCCTACCTGCACATACGCAGCCGGATGGAGGAGGATGAGGAGGGAAGGCTGACATGTACAACCTGGCATCACTGGAGAATCCATGATGGGAGCACGTACAATGATGGAGCCAAACATATGGATGCACAAGTCATAGAGGAGGAAATCTGATGGCAAGTACAACGATAACCAAGTTGAGTAAGAATAAGATACTGAAGGCCAGGGCGGGCATCAAGGCATTGCCGGCAGTCACACAGATGGCATTTGGGAACGGCGCGGACGGGACGCCATCAGAGGATGATAACACCTTGAAAAACGAGCTGTTACGGAAGGACCTGAGCAGCATCGAGCAGGTGACGGACACCAACTTCCGGTATATCTGTACCTTATCCAGGGAGGAACTGGCCAACACGTCCATCAATGAGATGGCATTGTGTGATGCGGAGGGTGACCTGGTGATGATACGCACCTGTTCGGACAAGAACAAGGATGATGACGAGGAGATGACCTTTGCGTTTGACGATATCTTTTAGGAGGCAGGGAAGATGGCGAATTTTGAGATAAATGAAGAACAGGCGGCGCTCATCCGGGAGTTGAGAAAGCTGGAAACCTCAGACCCGGTCCACGCGGATGTATACAATGCCCTGTTCGGGAAGCTGATTAACAATGATGCATTCCTGGAGCGGCTGGCAAACAAGATGATAGAAAAAAGCATGTTGTGCCATGTGCTGGACAGCGTCAACACACAGCAGGTCCTGGCAGCGGATGTGGGACCCAAAATCACGAAGATAACAGACGGGCTGCAAAAAAGTATTAGTGGGCTCAATACGGATTTAATTAACCCATTGCTTATAAAAACATTTACATATTCACAATCCATAACTCTTGCGCCTAATGGTGGACAGGAGATACGTATACCGATTACTGTACCAGATGGATATATGTTTCTATGTGTTACCAATGTAAAAAGCAATGGGAACGTTGCATACGCATGTTACATAGCGTCATCTTCAAACATCCTGACTTGTTTCGTGGGCAATGACCGAAATGAGCAGAAAATAATCCCGCAGGGTATTTCGGCAGATGCGCTGTTCATGAAAAAATGGTGGTGAATAATCATTTAAGCTATTGCAACTTTCCAGTCCATGAATCTTTCCAGGTACCATCAGTATCTAAAAATCGCAATGTAATACGTTTCTCGCCACTGTAGTAGAAATGTATTGCGTAGCCTGCTGCCATCGACATATTGTAATAGGAGCGAAAACCGAATGATTGGTCTGCATCATCGAAAAAAGGCTGTATTATAGCTACTTTTTCAAAGTTAAAACATGAAGCAAGTAATTTTAAATCCGTATTGCGCACAGTAAAGCAGTCTGGTGCTGCCAAGCCTCCTATCATACAATAAAGATACCAAATTTATTGTATGGAGGTAGAACAAATGGATGAAGTAAGGTTAAAAGATGAGCTTATGGCCAGGTTGTCCAATGAACTGGACCGGCCTGCGCTGCAGGTGATTGACGGGGCACTATCGTCAGTGTTGCGAAACTACGAAATATCCAAAAGGGAAACCGGGTTGAGTACCAACATAATCAGCTTTCCAGAATTGGATATTTTCATCGGGAAAATCAGGTTTGAAAATTATTCGGTTAGTACAGTCAATCAATACCAGCGTTTTTTGACGGACTTACTGATTTATGTAGGTAAGCCAGTACAGGAAATCGCGGGAGAGGATGTGGTGGAATGCCTTAATTATTATGAGCAGGCTAGAAAGATTAGCTCCAGCACCAAAGACCACAAACGGCGCATTGCAAGCTCCTTCTTTACTTTTCTACATGAACGAGGCTACATCTCAAAAAATCCTATGTCCACCGTGGACCCAATCAAGTATGTAGCAGAAATACGGGAGGCATTGACCAGCCGTGAAGTAGAGAAATTGCGTATTGCCTGTGGAACCAATATCCGTGACAATGCAGTTCTGGAGCTGTTCCTGGCAAGTGGTTGTCGTGTCAGCGAAGTGGTCAGTATGCGGGTAGAAGATATGGACCTTCAGGCGGGATGTGGGAAAGTATTAGGAAAGGGAAAGAAGGAGCGCATGGTGTTCTTTAATGACCGTGCGATGGAATATTTGGAACGATATTTGGGGGACCGTAGGAGCGGGGCTGTGATACTATCAAAAAGGGCACCTTATCAAGGATTAAAGAAGAATGCCCTGGAGAACATTATCCGGAAGATTGCAAAAAAGGCAGGGCTGGGTAAGCGGGTATTTCCGCATTTGCTGAGGCACACATTTGCCACGCGTGCATTGAACAAAGGTATGCCGCTTCCAACATTATGTGATTTGATGGGGCATTCGAGTGTAGAAACCACCAGGATATATGCAAAAAATGGTGCCGGAAAGATTAGATATGAGTACGACATGTATGCTGCATCCTAACTCTTAAAATCTGACAGGATTTTTTTGGCCTGCCAGATGGGAGGCTTACTTAAAGTACGCTTATGGGGGATGTTGAGCACAGTTATAATTATATAGAATTGTTATGCGTGCTATATTTTTGCATTTCCGGGCATAATACGGATTTAACAATGAGTGCAGTCACACTGATTGAAGATATCATA